GAGGCTAACAAATATCGCTACCAAACACCTACCACCGGCAGCCAAAACACTGCCAACGGCATGGCAACGGCAAGCAAAACGTCTGCCCCAGTTCCAGTTCCAGTTCCAGTTCCAGTTCCAGTTCCAGTTCCAGACCAAGAAGGCGCTGACGCGCCGCCACCGGCTGATGAGCTATCGCTGGAAGACGAGGGAAAGCACAAGACTCAAGACGAACCGCCGCCACAGAAAAAAAAGAAAGGGGCGGCGAGGGAACGGAACGAATTGCTGGATGTGCTGGCCGTGGTGGGCGGCGGTAATGTGGAGACAGTGACGCGGGCCATGTGGGGCGAGGCGGCCAAGGCGCTGAGCGACATCAAGGTGGTGTGCGTGGATGTGACGCCGGAGATGATCGGCAAAGCGGCGGAGGCTTACCGGCGGGAATGGCCCAAGGCTTCGCTGAGTCCATCGGCCTTGGCAAAGCACTGGAGCCAGTTTGCGCCCGGCGCGAAAAAGGAAGGCGGGCGCACAGCGCAAGGCGTGGCGGAGCCGACATGGAACTGGCGGCGGGTGGCGCGTGAACTGGGCTTGTGCGCAGAGAATTGGGCCATGCTGGAGCGGGCGGATAAAATCAAAATCCTGCGCAAGCAGATGGAGGGCGTGAGGCCATGATGACCAACGAAGAATTGCAGGAGCAGGAAAAACGAGAGCAGGAGGCTGCCAGCCGTGATGTGCGGCTGAATGTGGCGCTGCCATGGTCGAAGGAATCCGAGGAATGGATGCTGGGCATGCTTCTCAATGCGCTCGACCTGGATCAAATCGGCGAAGTGTGGCAGGCGCACGGCCGGCGGCTGCGCAATGACCTGTTTGAGCATGTGCATAATAGAACGGTGTTCCTGCTGATTGAAGAACTGGCGGTGTCGGGCCAGCGGGCGGACGTGGTGACGTTCACCGGGCGGTTGCGGCATCGGCAGGAGCTTGAAATGGTGGGCGGCGCGGCGCGGATTTCTGATCTTTACGCGCAAATGCTGCCTGCCACGCCCGCGATGATGGCGCATCACATCGCCATGCTGGAGGAAATGAGAGCGAGGCGCGGCATGCTGAAGGCAGCGTGGTCGATGGCAGCAGCGGCTACGGACACGACGCAGGCGTGGAAGGCGGCAATCGAGAAGGCGGAAGGCGACCTGTTCAACCTGCATGAGCAGAGCACCAAACGCGGCACGCGGCACATCAAGGAAGTCGTCAACGAAGTGGTCACAGAGATTCAACTGGCTTACCAGAACAAAGGCCACATTGCAGGCGGTGTGCAGCTTGGCTTCACCGATCTTGATCGTGTGATCATGGGACTCAAAACGGGCTTGTTTGTCATCGCGGCGCGGCCTTCACGCGGCAAAACGGTGCTGGCCTGCCAGATCGCGCTGAACGTGGGCACGGGGCGCGGGCATTACCACGAGTTCAAACAGGCTCCCATTCCGGTGCTGTTCTTCTCACTGGAGACGACGGACCGCGCTTTGACACGGCGCATGCTGCTGAATGAATGGACGGTGCCCATTTCCAAGGCCCGGGACGGGCTGATGTCGCGGGCTGAGCAGGACAAACTTGGCGGTGCGGTGGCAGAGTTGAAGCGTTCTCAAATCTGGCTGCATGAGTCCTTTGGCATGACGATTCAAGAACTGCGAGCCACCGCCCGCATGCAGATTTCCCGGCTGCCGGAGCGCACGGACGGCCTGCCCAAGTGTGTGGTGCTGCTCGATTACCTGCAACTTCTCAGCAGCAGCTCACGCCGGGCGCAGCAGTCGCGCCAGATTGAGATCGCGGAGATCAGCATGGGATTGAAGCACCTGGCGCATGAGTTTGACATCCCTGTGATCACGCTGGCGCAGTTGAATCGCGATGGCGACAAGGCGCGGCCAGGCATGGCGGACTTGCGCGAGTCGGGCCAGATCGAGCAGGATGCGGATTACATCGGCATGATCTGCGATGCGCCCGAAGAACTGACGCAGGGAGAAGACGGGCTGCCGAGCGAGCAGGAATACATGGGTTTCGACCTCGCCAAAAACAAGGACGGCCCCACGACCACCGATGGCGCTCCGTTGGTGTTCCCGTTTGACAAGAGCATCTTCCGACTGCGCAGCATGGGCGACTCGCTGCTGAGCAACAACACCCGCGATTACCAGCCAGGCTATGCCAAGAAACCCAAGGCCAGCAAAAAGGAATCCGGCAAAAACTGGCGCGACAAGTCCGCGCCCGCCGGTGCCAGCCTGGCCGATTTTGACGACTGATTTTCAAACCCAAACCAACACCACATCATGCCCAACAAACTCAACACCTACATCGACCCGCTGAAACTTCAGGGGGCCGTGCTCATGAATCTCAAAGACAAGAACGGACAGCCGACTGAATGCCTGGTGATCCCGCTCAAAAATTCGCGCATTCGACGCTCGGAGAAAACGGGCAGGCTGGGTTTGTCGATGGATCATGTGCCGAACAGGGACGGCAAAGATGATTTTGGAAACACGCACTGGATCAAGGAGAGCACGACCAAGGCGGAGCGTGAAAGTGCCAATCCGCCGGATCTGCCGTTTCTGGGCAATTCCAAGGAGTATGAGGCGGGCGGGCAGCGCACGGCGCGGCCGGCCGGGGGTGCTCTGGTGACGCAGGAGGCCGTGGACGGGCCGCTGAGTGAGGGGATGGAAGATGATGACATTCCCTTCTGATCCGCAGATTGCGCCGATTCCAAACCGATTTTTCAAACCTGATGTTTATGACTGAAACACTGACCACGACGGAGCTTGGGTTGACTGTGCCGGTCAAACCCGGTGAGGAATGGCGCGAGCACACGGCGGAGCGGTGGAAGCTGCGCGATCCTGAAGGGTTTGAGTTTGCGCTTTATTTGGTGCGGGAACTGGGCCTGACCAATAAATCCAAGATGGAGGAATTGGTGAGCCAGCATCGCAAAGCGCGAGGGCTTGAGGGGATTTCACGCAACTCGATCATCGCGCTGTTCAATGATCGGCATGAGTTCAAGCCGGGAGAGATTGACGACATCATCAAACGGCGTTCGGCGCTGCTGTCGGCGGATGCTTTGGATAAGATCGAGGAGCTGCTTTACACGGCCAAGGCTGCCAAGGATCTCGGCGCGGCGGCCATGGCGCTGACGGCGGTTTACAACGTGAAGCAGCTCAGCAATGGCGCGGCCACACGGATCAGCGGTAGCACGCAGGATGGCGTGAAGGCCAAGACCTTTGATGACTTTGTGAAGATGGCTCGAGCTAAACAACTCAAGGACGCGCCACCCGCCGTGGAGGTGGAGACGGTGCCGGTGGCGGGTCGAGAATTGGAGACTGTGAGACGGGGAGAAGAGGAGAACAGATGATTATGCCGAAACGATTCGCAATAATAAGATGACTGACGAAGAAAAACTGGCGTTTGAACTGCTGGCGGAAACGCAGAGGCCGCATGGGATGCTGCCTGCGTTGACGGTGGAGGAGCTGATGGCGCTCGAGGGCGAGGATGCGCTGCGGGCGGTGCAGGCGCGGGCGGAGTGCATTCAAGAGGCGAATGATGATCCCTACAATCACGGCTGGTTCTTCCGCTCGTGGGATGATATTCTGTGGGAGACGTGCCGCCTGCGGGTGGATAATCCAGGGGTGCCGGTGACGTTGGGTATTGGTGGCTCGAATGGCTCGGGCAAGACGATGGCGCTGGGCCGGTTCTACTCGCTGGCGATGGAGCAATGCGAGCCGACGATGCCGGAGCATCAACGCACGTTCTGGACGTTCAGCTTTGATGATGACAAGTCAGCGGAAGTGGTGGAGGCGGCGCTGCGTTTCTGGCAGCCGAATGATTACAAGACGGAAACGGGACGGCTCAAGAAACTGGCAAGCCAGAAGATGGCCTATGATCGGGCGGGAGGATTCACGAACAACGAGTGTCTGGTGATGACCGGGGCGGTGTGTCGCTTCAAGACATGGGCGCAGGACATCGGCAAACTCGAAGGCCCGAGGCCGACCACGGTGTGGGGTGATGAGCAAGTGCCGGTGATGGTGCTGGAGGCGGCGGAGAATCGACTGCTGACCGCCGCAGAATACACGCATGAGTGGATTCCCAAGTGGAAGGAACTGCTGGCGCAGAAAGAGCGTGATCCTGATCTGTGGTTTCCGCGTGATCTGATTGGCCGCGTGATGGTGGCGGTGCAGTTCGTGACTTACACCTTCCGCGATGGTTACACGGAAACGGTGCGCTGGTTCATGGACAAGGCGGTGACCATGAAGGAGATCGAGGCCGATCCTGAACTGCTGCCGCGCTGCGATGACCAGGGCCGTGTTCTGGGTGGTGAGAAGCTGCCGTGCGTGGTGCATTGTGCGCAGCCGACGCGGCGCTTCATGTGGATCTACGCGTGGCAGAATCCGCTGGGTGGCAACTGGGAAGGCATGAAGAAGGCCGAACTTAAAAGCCCGAGGGCGAAGAAACTGTGGAAGTGCTACGGCATCGCCGAAGGCACGGCAGATTCGCCGTTCCCGAACTTCAACGTGCAGGTGCATGTGCGTCCGGTGCCGCAATGGCTGCCGCCTTACGAGCTGGGAACGTGGTGGATGTCACAAGATCCCAACGCCAGCGGTGGCCGCGCGTGGTTCCAACTGTGGGCCTTCGTTCTGGGCGAGGCTTACGGCAAGATGCACCCCGGCGACATCTTGATTGCGCATGAGTATCCGCAGACGAGCGACATCGTGAGCGTGCCGGGCGCGGCGCTTTACACGGGCGAGGATTGCGAGTGGGCGCAGAGCGGTGGCAAGAACGGGCTGGGTGTCAAAGGCAACGCGCAGAAGCAATGGCCCTGCGGTTATGAGTTCCGCGCTGCCGAGATCCGCCGCATTGAGGCCAAACTGGCCGACTGGCAGGGCGTGAAGGACATGAAAGGCCCGCATGAGCGCAGCATGCTGGACATCTACGGCAGACGCATTTCCGACAGTCGCAGCACCAACACGCAGGTGGAAGGCCAGGAGGAAAGCAAGACGATCATAGAATGGATGGAGGACAACCACCTGTATTTCATGCAGGCCGGGGGCAATGCCGCCGCTGACAACGTGCTGAGCGGGGAGCAGAACATCAACAGCATGCTGATGTGGGATCGCGAGCGCGGCGTGATCCAGCCGAACGGCTGGATTGAGTTTGACCCGCAGCACGGGCGCGGCCCCGGCCTCTGGATCGCGCAGCATTGCACCAACCTTATCGGTGCCTTGCAGAACTACCCTGGCTATGCCGTGGCGGGGAGTAGCGGCAGCGCTTGGAAAGACCCGATTGACACTTTGAGGATCTTGCTGGCGGCGAGGCCGGAGCATGTGGGCAAGAGCTGGGCCGTGGAACGCGGCGGAGTGGGCTGATGAATGACAAATGACGAAACCCGAATGACGAATTTGAAAACCAACACGATAAACACCATGCAACCGACACCACCACCCACGAAGAAAACCAAGGCGATTCTGGCCGCTGTCAGTTTGCCGGCCAAACCCGTTGCCGTGCCTGCGGCGACTGAGCCCGAACTGATTTACTGGAGTGAAGTTCTGGAGATCGGCAGGCGGGCGAGGGTGGGAGAGCACACCGCCCGCAAGCTGCTGTGTCTGCCTAGCTCCCCTTATGCCACCGCCAGAATTGTGTTGAAAGGGTGCGGGATTGCGCGTTACAATCGGCGCATGGTGCTTGAGGCGATGGGTTTGGCGGATTCCGCCGGGCCTGTCCGGTGATTGCTTGTTTGTAAACCCGCCTCCTGACTGCCATGACTGACGAAGAAACACTGCATGTGGTTGAATCCACGGAAACCCTGGATGCTTCCTGGGTGGTCGATGAGCTGCAAAGCGCTCTCACCGACATTGGCGATTGGATCACCAACGCGCAAACGCACGAGCGCACGGCGCTGTGCCTGTGGGACGGGCAAAGCGAAGACGGTCAAAAGTGGGCGAAGAACTACGGGCGCAAGGTGTATCCGTTTGATGGCTGCGCCGACTCGCGCGTGCATGTGAGCGGGGCGGCCGTGGATGAGCTGACCATGCTGGAAATGCTGGCGGCGGATTCGGCCAAGGTGCAGGTGATCGCCATGGAAAGCAGTGACGCGGCGGCCAGCAAGCGCGTGGAAACGCTGATGAAATACGAGACGCGGCAACGGTTGCGGAATGAACTCTGGCGCGAGCGCAACTTTGCCAAGCAGATCAAGCACACCTTCGGGCATGCGGTGATGCACATCGGGTGGGAGGAGCGCATGGGCACGGCCCGGGCTAAACTGACCGCGCAGAATTTGACCGATGACCTGACCAATCAACTGCTGGCCGAGGCCAGGGCCGCCGCACAAGATGCGGGCAAGCCTGCGGATGAGCAGGGCGAGGTGCTGAGCCCGGAGCAGCGCATGCTGATTGCCGATCAAGCGGCGGTGCAAATGGAGGAACTGCTTGGGGCGGAGGATCTAAGCCGAGTGGTGAAGATGATCCGTCAACGGCATCCGCTGCTGAGCACGGCGCGGGCGCGGCGGGTGGCGCGTGAGATCGCCAAGGCGGGCGATGATCCGGTGGAGTTTGCCGCGCCGTATCGCAAACCCGGCAAGCCTTGCGTGAAAGCGCTGCTGCCGGGCTTTGATGTGTTTTATCCGTGGTGGGTCTATCGCATCGACGCCAGCCCGTGGACGGCACGCGTGGAGCGCTACTCCGAGCCGGAACTGCGGGCCATGGTGAAAACGGAAGGCTGGAGCCAGAAGGCGGTGGACGCGATGATTACCATGGGGCCAACGGCGGTGGTGGACACGGCAGTGCTTGAGCGCACGCTGCAAAACGTGAGTCATTGGATGTTCAACGAACCGGCGCGGATGACGATGGCGCAGCGCCTCGCCAGCAAGGAGCGCACGATGTATGAAGCACTTCACATCACCGTGCAGACGGTGGATGAGGAAGGTTTTCCAGCCACGCAGGAGATCGTGCTGCATCCGTCTCTGGTGGGCAGTGAACGCCGGGGCAAGGGGGAAGAACTCATTTTCAAGAATGCGCTGGTGGATTACTATTTTGAAGGCGGGTGCTATGTGGAAATGCGGCGCGAGTATAAACCGGCCCGCAGCCTGTTTGAGAGTCGCGGGGTGCCGGAACTGGTGGGCACGCATCAAAGCCTCGTCAAGCGCGGACGGGACGCCAGCATGGACCGCACGAGCTTTGCTACGAATCCCATCGTGAAAGTGAATTCTCGCCGGGCCGGCAGCGGCGCACGCTGGGATTACGAACCGGGCAGCAAACTGAGCATCGGACCTGGCGACGTGGCCGAATACATGCAGCCGCCCCGGCTGGATCAAGGCACGCTGCTGGACGAAGGCGCGATTCGCCGCGATGGCGCGAACCTGCTGGGCCTTTACCATGAGGAACTGCCGCAGGCCAAACTGCAAATGCACCAGCAATGGACGGTGACGAACGCGCTGATGGAAGAGCGCGAGATTCTGCTGCGCATTCTGGGCATGGATCAGCAATTCATGGAACCGCTTTATGTCAGCCGGGTCATGGGCAACGGGCCGATGCCGTTTCAGGTCACGCGGGAAGAGATCGCGGGCAGTTTTGACTTTGTGCTGGAGTTCGATGTGAAGAGTCTGGACATGGAGTATCTGGAAAAGCGCTGGAGCGCCTTGAAAGACGCCTTCAGCATCCCCGGCGTGGCCGGGCAGGTGCCCACGGTGCCGGTGGTGAGCTGGCTGCTGAACAACATCGACCCCGGCCTGGCCGATCTGGTCACGGGCAGCCTCACGGAGCGCAACACGCAGCAGGCCGAAGAAGAGAAGGCCGCGCTGGCGATGATGCTCACCGGCATTGAGCCGCGAGTGACGGAAGACATGGATGCCAGCACCCGACTGGCCGCCATTCAGGAGCAGATGCAGACGAATCCGAGCGTGAATGCCGCCTATCAACAGGGCGGTGCTTTCACGGACATGCTGAATGCCCGCATGCAGGCGTTCCAGTTCAGCATTCAGCAGCGCACCGAGAACGCGCAGACGGGACGGACGGGATGGAAGCCGGTGATGGCGGAAGCGGCGTGAGTAGAGTTTACAGTGGTTGACCGTTGTTGACGATGGTTGACGGTAGTTATAAAATCAGAAGCTTATGAATCGAAGATCCTTTTTTGGCAGACTGGCGGCGGCCTGCGCGTTGCCGTGGTTCAAGCCACGCCCGCAAGAGATTTGCCGCACCACGGGAGTGGGTGCCTTTGCATTGCCTGTGCAGAATGTTGAAACCGTGTTTGGCACGGTTCAAGTGCTGCCGAATCGCTACCTTGTCGACACTCAGGCAGTGCTGGCAAAGATGAAGCGTGATCTGGAAATGACGCTGCTTTCAGATGATCCGAATCCGCCTGGCTGGAGTCAGGAAAGGCTGGAACGAATTGAAGAGCTTCGCCAATCTTACACACCTGGGTGGCTGCTGCCGAATGACCAGCGGGCAGGAGTGCCCGCGCTCCCTTCCCAATCATGACCAAGTCTAAGACCAAAAAGAAACCCTTATTTCTCATCGAGACCTGCCTGGAAACCGGCCCGATGACGGACGCCGAGATGCGCGAGGTGCTGGCGGACACGCGGGAGCGGGGGGAGATCCGGGCCGTGATGAGCTTGCTTGAGTGCTACATTGCCGAGGCGGGCGCGGAGGCTGATGCACGCGGGGTGGAAACGCGGGTGCGGGATGAAGCCTGCGGAGCGCGGCGGATGCTCAAGGAGCTGCGGGCGGAGATCATTGAAATGACACGGCCGAAGCCGCCGGAGAAGAAGGCGGAGTGAGGCACAATCAGCGGGCAGGAGTGCCCGAGATCCCCTCAAAGCCCGGTATTTACCGGGCTTTTTTGTGCCTGTTTGCCGTTGATCGCGGGTGATGGCCGTTGATCGCGGGCGCGGCGGTTTGCAGAAGGGCGGCAGCGCGTGGCAGGTTGGCGGCGCGTGGCAGGGCTGCGCGTTGTTTATGGCAAAATCAAATTCATCTGCGGGTCCAAATGCCACCGCGCCTGACGGCGTGGCGGGGAATGCTTCCGCAAGCACTCACGGGGAGGGCACCGCCGCTGCTGGTGCCAAGGATACGACGACAGGCTTTGGCTTGAGTTTCGCCGATGTGCTGGCCCGCGACACGGTTGCGGCGCATGTTCAGGCGCAACAGGAAGCGGAGCAACTGCCGGGCGTGCCGGAGAAGGCGCGGGAGAAATCCGCCGCCACTCAGCAGACCGCCAAACCGAAACCGAAGGCTTCCCAGCCCGACGAGGACGACGATGCGGAGGATCTTGCAGACACCGATGAAGGCAGCGATGACGAGGACGGCGACACGCCGGAATCAAAATCCATCCTGCCCGATGACGAAGACGCGGAATCCGACGTGACGGCTGAATCCGAGGACGCGGAAGGCGAGGAAGACGGTGAAAGCGGCGAGGCCACGAAGGAGCAGATCAAGAAGCTCAAGGCCCTGGAGAAGGACAATTTCAAAACCCGTGAAGCCAACCGGAAACTGAAGGCAGAACTGGATGAGAAGCTGAACAAGATTCAGGAGATGGAAGCGCAGATGAAGAATGTGAGCACCGTGAACCACGGACTGCCCGCAGGATTTGAAGGCGTGAAATCCGTGTCCGACCTGGACGCGCTCGACGGCAATCTTGAAGCCGCTTTGGAGTGGGCTGAAGATCATGTGGAAGAGGGTTACATCGGCAAGAACGCAGCGGGCGAGGAAGTGGAATACACTCCCCAGCAGGTGCGGGACTACCGGCGCAACGTGCGTAATCAGATGAAGCAAACCGGCAAGGTGCGCGACATGCTGAAGGCACGCGAGCAGCGCGAAACGCAGGCCACCGCAGAGGCAAAGGTGAAATACCCGTTTGTCCTCAATGCTGAAAGCCCGCGCCACGCGCTGGTGAAGACCCTGGAGAACGAATTTCCGGAAATCAAGACATCCCCCGCCCGCGCTTTGTTGTTGGGGCGGCTGGCGGTGGCGAGCTTGATCGAGTCCGGCGAATACGAACTCACCCGCAAGCCGAAGGTGCCAGCCACCGCAGGCGGATCAAAGCCCAAGGCCGCGCCGTTGCCACCGTCTCCCACGCCAAGGCCAGCGGCCCGCAAGGAGAGCACTGCACCGAAAACTGCCAGCATGGACTGGGCGATGAGCCTGGCCCAGAAAAGCATGGCACTGATCGGAGCAGAAGCAGTCTAAACGGGGCGCAGTTCGGGAACGGAACTCAGGCGGTGAAACCACACCCGGCCGCAAGGCCACACCCTGAAACATTCCATCCATTCCTGAAAGGAACCCATCATGCCCGCAACCTTTGAACGTTCCCAAGTCGGCAAACGCGAAGACCTCGCCGATGCCATCTACAACATCGACGCGAAGGATTACCCTTTGCTCTCCGCCATCCCGAAGGGGAAGAAACCCACCAACACCAAGATGAGCTGGCAGGCCGACGCCTACGCCGCTCCGAACACCGATGGTGTGGTGGATGGTGCCGATGTCTCCACCTACGAAGACGCCGCCGAGAACCGCGCCCGCCTTGAAAACTACGTCCAGAAAGTCCGCCGCACCCCGATGGTGACGGAGATGGCTGAAGACGTGTCCGACGTGGCCGGCCTCGCTTCCGAGATGGCCGGTGCCATCGCCAAGAAGACCATCGAGTGCAAACGCGATGTGGAATCCATCATCGGCTCCGACAACGAAACGCAGGCCGACAACGGCACGGTGCCCTACAAGACCCGTGGCCTCGGCAAGTGGATTCTCTCCAGCGCCCAGGCGGTGCTTCCGGTGGACAGCGATTTCCGCACGCCCTCCGCCAGCATCGACGCCACCGCGCTTGCCAGCGTGACCCGCGAAGTCGTGAACAACGTCATGAAGTCCCAGTATGCGCAGACCGGCAAGCGCAACACCTTCATGTTCGTCTGCGGCACCTCGCTCAAGGCCCGCATCACGGCGATGGTTGGCTACCAGCCCACCGTGTCCAACTACACGGCCATCCTGCGCACGAATCGCGGCGATGAAAACCGCTACGTGGACAACATCGAGTCCTTCACCGGCGACTTCGGCACCTATGACCTGGTGTTGAGCAACTGGCTCAACGTCTCCGCAGGCACCGCCGACGCCCGCCGTGGCTACGCCATCGACACCACGATGACGGAGCTGCGCTTCAACAAGCAGTGGAAATACAAACCGCTGCCGGATCTCGACGGCGGCCCCCGTGGCGTGATCTCCGCGATCTTTGGCCTTGTGGTCAAGAACCCGCTGGGCCTCGCGAAATTCGCCGCCTCTGCCGACAGCTAAACCCTGTGACGGCGGGCGGTGATGAACCGCCCGCCATTCAAACCCACACACTCAACACCCTTTTAGAAAGATACCACTATGGCTGACCAAGCAGTAACCCTTGCCACCGCAAGCAGCGCCAGCAATGGCGTCAAGATCGAGCGCCTCAGCGCCGAAACCACGCGCCAGACGGGCTTCACGCACCGTTTCCGCATTCCGTTCGATGTCATCAACACCTCCACCTGGACAACGCAGGGCGATACCGCGACGGTGACGCTCGGCTCTACCCCGACGAAGTTCCTGATCGACAAGGCCGCCGTCAACATCGCCACCGCGTTTGCCACCACCGGCACGCTGACGATCCAAGTCGGCACCGATGGCGACCCGGACAACTTCATCGACGCGCAGGACGCCAAGACCGCCGCTGTCCTCATCGGCAGCCAGGGCGCGGAGCCTGTCACCGAAGCCGGGACCGTGGGCGTTGCCAGCGATGTGCTGGTGGTTCGCTTCACGAGCCAGTCCGCCACCGGAGCCCTCAGCGATATCACCGCTGGCGTGGCCGAAGTGTTCCTCGGCATCGTGGACATCGACGACCTGATCTAAAACCATTTGCCGGTTTGCCCCGGCAAAACCAAGCCCATAAACCTGCCGTCGTTTCGCTCACGCGGGACGGCGGCAGGCGCAGGGCAGAGTTTCACCCACCGTTTCCCGTATGTTCGACACCGAAGAGTTCATGGCAGACCTGATGGCGCAAGGCGGCCCCGCTTTGGCCCAGGCCGTGGAGCGTGAATTTCGGCGCGGGTGGGAATTGCAGAAGTTTCAGGCGGAGCAGCGCGAGCGTTCCCGCAGCTCCGTGCCCCATGCCCGCAGCGGCGGGGTGGAAGGACTTGGCCGCGTGGAAATGAGCCTGTCCCCTGAATCTTATTTCTACTGGATGAACAAAGGCCGCACCGAGCTGGGCTGTGACAACGTGTGGAAGGAAGAAGAGTTTCGCCGTGACTACGCCAAGGAAAACACGCACGCCACGGTGAAGTATCAAGCCCTCAACCCCGTGAGCGGCTGGACGCCGGAGCGGGAACGGGCCGCGCCGCAGATCGTGGCGGGCACCAAGTATGGCATGGGGGTGGCCGCATGAGAGGCGTTGCCTTCAAGACCCTTCGGGATGGCATCTGCGAGGATGTGGGCCGCAGTGGTGTGTCCGATACCACCTATCTGGCGACGGTAACGAGCTTCATCAATCAAGCGCTCGACCTCGCTTATGGCTGGCTGGATTCCGGCTGGCCGGAACTCAAGACCGTGAGCACGGAAACGGTCACGAGCCAGGCCATTGACCGTGATGCCGTCGGCAGCGGTTACTGGGGGGCGCAGCGCATTCTGGGTGTGACCACAAACCACCCCTACACCAGCGTCAACCCACTGCCGGTGAACTATGACGAGGTGGGCAGCTCCATCGTCATTCGCGATAGCAGCGCCGCCAGTCTTTACGTCGAGCACATCGAAGCTCCGCCCGTGTTTGTGAACACCGCCTGGGCGACGGCCACCGCCTATGTCGTCGGAGATGTGCGGCTGCAAACGAACGATGCTTACTACTGCGCCACCGCCCACACCAGCGGCGCCTTTGCCACGGATCTGGCGGAGGCCAAATGGGTGGTGCTCAAAATTCCCGCCTTCCTGAATCTGCCGGTGCGCAGTGCCGTGGCCGCCGCGCTCAAAGGCACCGCAGGCCAGACACAAACCCAGCTCACCCTGATCTCTGAACAACTCAACGTGCTGCTCGGCCAGATGGCCCAGCGCTACGAACGCCGCCGGTAACAACCACTCACTCCCACACGCTATGATCATCGACATTTCTGGAAACGCAGGCGCTGGCAACGGCGTCGTCATCGAAACCGGCACCACGGCGGTGACGGGAAACTTCTATGCGGTGCAAGTCCTCGCCGCCGCCACTTTCACCACCTTCACGGAAAATGGAGATTCAGGGGATGCGATGACAGGCTTTGAAGTCCCTGCGGGCACCATCCTTTACAACGGACTCGGGATCACCGCTTTCACGCTCTCCGGCGGCAAGGTCCGCGCTTACAAGAAATCAGCTTGATCGTATGATGCTGTCACTTTCCAACACGTTGTTGTCTCCGCTTTCGAGCGGCAGCGGAGTGCCGGCATTGCCTGCGGGTTTGACGAACCGCTGGACGGCTCCGCAGACGGGGAGTGATGGGGATTTGATCGCGACGCTGACGGATTCCATCGCGGCCAACAACGGCACGGCGGCGGGATCGGCGCGGGGAACTCTGAAGACTGGCGCGAATGGGTTGAATGGGCGGAACGTGGTGCGGTTCAATGGGGTGGCAAATGGCTATATTCTCGGCACGGCGCTCGCCAGCACGGCATTTACTTTTGTTGCAGTTACTAAAAGGATTGGAACCTCCTCCGTCACATTTGGTGGCACCGATTTCTACCCAGCCTTGTATGTAGATGCCACTTCGGTTGCCTTCGGTAATAATAAAAGTTTCTCCGCTGTAGGCGGACGCTGCTCATGTAGTGTTGCTCTAGGAACAGGTTGGAATATTATAGTTGCTGCGTGGGATGGTGCCTCAAGACAAAACCCTTTTTACGCCAATGCAGCCCCTCAAACATTTGGGGCAACCATTGATTACGGAAACGGCACTGGATTAAGCCGAATTGGAGTTTCGGGCGGCTCTATTTACGGACACTGTGACACCGCCGAAATGCTACTGTGGCAACGGGCGCTGACGAGTCAGGAAATGCTCGATGTGAGTGCCAACCTCAACGCCACCTGGGGAGGGGTTTATTGACCATGCCTTACACCGTCGCCATCCTCCAAACCGACCGCGTGACTGGCACTCCGCCGCAGGTGACGGCTGTGCGTGAATTGCTCGTGCAACACTTCGACCGCGAGCCGGAAGTGGCCGCGCAGGAGTTTGTGCCTGCGGGTTCGCCGGATGGTCAACTGCCCGCGTCGGTGTGGTGGCTGGCAACACTGTTCGCCGAGGACAAGTTGGCCCTGGCGCAGCAGATCGCGCAGCAATTTCCGGGCTCTCGCGTGGAGCCTTACGACCAGGACACCGAGCCGCTGAGGCCGTGGGCCGTGCTCGCGGAGATGGGGGTGCAACCGCTTCAACTTGACGTGCCATGAAACCACTCCACCCATCACCTGAGAAAGGAGGCCAGGCCATGAGCATCATGGATGAAGACCGCGAAATCGTCACGCTCGGCACGGTCAACGGCTGGGCGTTTAAGCTCGCCATCTGGTTCGCGCCGTTCTTCTCGATCTGGATGGTGACGAAGGTGCTGGCGCATGACACGGACATTGCCGTGCTCAAGATGCAGATGAGCATGCAGGGTGGCAGCGGCAAAGCCAGCCAAAGCGTGAACGTCGGCCAGGCCAAGGACGCCAAGGGCGTGCTGGTGAACGAGAGCGCAAAGACCTGGCTGACCACCAAGGACGTGGCCGCGCGTGAGGGTGTGACGGAGCGCACGGTGATCAATTACATCCAGAAGGGCATGATCGAACCGCCGCCAGTGCAACACGGCAAGAGCTGGGAGATTGCCGAGAGTTTCCGCATCGTGCCGAACCCGGCGGAAGATTGCCGAGAACAGCCGAAGCCGGAGGACACCACCCCGTGATCCGCAGATTCCAAGCCGATTCCAATCCGATTTTTCCAAACCCATGAAGACACTGCTTTTGCTCGCTGCTTTGCTGCTGAGTTCCTGCGCTGGGAACATTGCGGGGCTGACACTGCAAGAGCGGATCAAGCTCTATGGCATCGCGGCGGGGTTTTATGGGGAGCCGTTTGAAATCACGCTGGTTGGCCCGGAGCCTAAATGATCCGCAGATTTCACAGATTCAAACCTGATTTTCCAAACTGATTTTCTGAACCTGATTTTTTGAACTTATGATCTGGCCCTTTCGCAAACCCAAGCCGCTAACTGCCCGCCGTCGCCTGAATGGCGCGACGGTGCATTCTTTGGTGGCACGGGCGCTGGAGGGGAAGACACTGCCGAATTTTCGGCTGTTCATGCAGAAGAGTCTGCTGGCCTGCCCGCCGAAGGCGATGCTGCGGAAGGCGGCGGATCAAGCGCTGAAACCGTGGCAAGGCAACGTGTGGGAGTGCGAAGACCAGGCGCGGGCGCTGGTGCATCAAGCCCAGCTCATCGCCGCGAATGAAGGCTGCTCCTGGGCGGTGGGCACGCTCCGCGCCAATGCGCCGGATGCCACGCCGGGCTCGCTGCACGTTTTTGTGTGGGCCATTCTGGATCTGCCGGAAGGGCTGCAATTCACCCTGTTTGACCCCACCGCCAATGACTGGGCCGATGTGCCAGATCTCAGCGGCGTGGACTATGCCCTCACCTGATCCGCAGATTTCACAGATTCAAACCTGATTTCTCAATCCGATTTTCTGAAGCTGATTTTATGAACCCATGAGCCCTCCACCTGACACCGCTTGCGGACGCGTGCTTTTGTTCACCGGGGGCGATCCGATCGCCGCCGTGGTGAAGTGGCAGAGCCGCAGCCATTACAGCCATGCAGCGCTGCTGATTCCGGG